GGTGATCATCGGATCGACGTCAGCTCAGGAGCCGGCGTTGATGACGACTGCGAACGGGAACCGGGTGTTGCCCGTGTTGTCCCGGGTGATCGGGTTGGCGACCTGGAAGGCCACGCGCATGACGGCGCGGAGAGCGGCCGAGTCCTGCTGCATGAGGTTGAGGACGATCGCGCCGGCGCCATCGGAGATGACGCCCTCGGTGAACACCTTGAACTCGATGTCCTGGCGGACGCCGAGGATCGCGTAGTTCGGATCGCCGGTGATGAGCTCGTAGTTGTTGACCCACGGCTCGTTGCCGACGAACGTCAGCTGCTCGCCGTAGAGGGTGGCCGGATTGCCGCCGGCGATGGGCTGGTAGATCGGGACGCCGTTCGAGTCCCGCAGGTCGCGGAGGCGGGCCTTGACCTTGCGCCGGGCCCAGAAGCCCAGGGCGTCGAAGCCGTCCTGCTCGACCTTGCCCATCGCCGCCGACACGTCGACGCCGAAGTCGTTGTGGCCCTTGGAGTCGAGAGCAGTGCCCTCGGTGACGTAGTTGCCGGCGGCGACCGCCTGCTGGACGAGGCTGGTGGGCCAGCCCGACGGAGCGTTGGTCCCGAACAGGGCCGCGGCGTCGATTGCCGAGCCGAACGCTTCGATGAGGAGTGGCTTGACCTCGGCCCAGATGTCGAAGGCCGAGTCGTCGAGGACGGCCTGGGGGACCGGCACGATGACGGCGAGCTCGCGGGCGTCGAGGTACTGGTTGCCCCAGTTCACCTCGGACGTCTGCTTGAGGCCCGCGTCGTTGGTGCCGTCGACCCAGTAGGCCGTCGGCAGGGCCGACACGACGGGCATCCGCTGCTGGCCGCGGGACATCCGGACCTTGCGGAACTGGGTGAGAGCGGCGCTCTTCTGGGGGAGCGCCTTGATGATGTCGGTCGCGACATCCTCGGGGATCAGAGCAGCCGCGTCCGTGCGGCTGATCAGGTTGTTGTACGTCGTCACTTTGGTTCTCCCGCGGAGTGGGGAGACCGCCCTATGTGCTCGTCGTCAACTCCGCATTCGCGACGGGCGGCGGATGGTCGATTCAGTTCCGGCCTGTGGCCCTCCGGATCATGGTGTTCATGTCCGTCCCGGCCGCTGGGGCGGCGCCCCGTGGCCCACCGCCGTAGTCCGTGGTTCCGTTGACGAGGTAGGGCTCTGCCTTCGCGATGTCGTCCAGCAGCTTGCCGACGTTCTTCGGCGCGCCGGCTTCGTCGTACTCGACCGAGCCTGCCAGCAGTCGATACGCGATGTCGGGGTTCCTGAACCCGAGCCGCCGAGCCTCGGCCGTGGCCGAGAGCCGGAGGGTGTCCTCGCGTCGTGCCGCTGCCAGTTGAGCGTTGCTCTGCTCGAGCTCGGCGATCCGATCGGCGGCCTTCTGGGCTTCCGTCTTCTGTCCATCCTCGAAGGTCTGGAGTCGAGTCCGGTAGCCGGCCGCCTCACGGCGCACCTTGGCGAGCTCTCGCTGGAGCGCTGCTGCGTCGAGTGCTCCCTCGCCATCGGCGCCGCCCGTCGGGGGCTGCTGCGCGTCGGCCGCCGGGGCCGGAGGGTCGCCCGCCTGGGGCTGCGTCGCCGGATCCACCTGGGTCCCGGCTGCGCCGTCGGTATCTGCTGGCATCGTAGCTGTGAGACCTCCTGCTTGTCTATGAGGCGATGACGGGCTGGGCGCCCGGTGCCTGTGGGTCGTTAGGCTCCTCGGCGGCCTTGAGCTCGGCGATCCGGGTGATCTGCTGCTGCGAATAGCCCAGCTCCTCGAGTGCGAACTCGTCGGGCAGCAGCCCCGCCTGGTACTGCTTGAGGATCGAATCCGTCCGGGCAGCTTCGTTGCGGGTCTCGGGGTCCGACCAGATCGTCTCGCCGTCGGCTCGCGCTTTCGACGACTGGCCCGATGCGATCAACGCCAGCCGCATCGTCTCTTCCCACCCCTCGCCGAGGTGGACCTCTTCCGCGATGCATTTCCGGACGAGCGGCGCCTCGGATGACTTGATCGACTCGCCCGTCGGTGGGACCGACGACGGCGTACCGAAGAGGTAGTAGTACGGCGTGCGGGAGCCGGTCGCCAGGAGGCCGAGCTCGAGCTCGATCGCGTTGATGTAGGGGCTCAGGTCCCCCTGGGGGAACTGACCGAGCGTCGGGATCGGGTACTTGCCGGCGTCGTACTCGGCCATGTCCTCGGGCGTGGGCTTGCGAACGGCCCACAGGTTGTCGACGCCGGGGCGGAACGGAGCGATGTCCTGGCCAGTGTCGGGGTCGACCGGGATGTCGATGTTGGTCACCCACCGCTGGGGGAATGCGACGTATTCCGAAGCGACCAGGGCATCGAATCGAAGCTTGTTGATCGCGTTCTGATTGCCCATGACCGGCGCGATCTCCGACCGGCCCGTGCCATCACGGCGGGGACGGTTGAGCAGCGGCACGACCGGGACGACCCCGAGTTGGTTCTTGACCGGAAAGTCCTCGTCCGGGTCGGCGTAGGGCTGCCAGCGGACCGACTCCCATGAGTATGTCCCGGAGTCGGTCGACTTCTCGGCCGAGCGATATTTGTAGATGAAGTCGGGCAGGTAGAGGTACGCACGGGTGTAGCCGTCGTCGTCGACCCAGACCTTGAGGGCGGCCAGGCGGATCCGACGATTACCCGGAGCCGTCTCGACGATCATCTCGCACGGGTCCTCGATGGTGATCGAAGGACCGGTCGGCCCTGGCGCGACCATCGCGTAGGCCACGCCCTTCACCAGGGCGATCTCGTGTGCGATCTGCGACTCGGCGTCGAGCTGGTTGGCCTGCCAGATCCGCCACACGCCTTTGTCCGCGTCGGGCTTCCCGAACCGGAAGCCCTGGACGATCATCCGTTCGCGCTCGGCCTCGATGACCAGCGGCATGAAGTTCGACGGGAGCCGTGAGTAGCGTCGGCCGAAGGTCTCGGCGAACTTGTCCGACGCGAACGCCAGCGGCTGCTTGCCCTCATAGAACGAGCTGTATTCGTTGAAGTCCTGCGCTCTGGACCGCAGCTTTCCGACGAGCCGCGCGACCCACCACTCGGGGCTGTAGACGACGATGTCGGCCATCAGAATCCCACCACCTGTCGTCGTGTCGTCGTCCTGGTCGGTTCGGGGCGAGGGCTGGATGCCAGCCAGACAGCCCGGATGGTGGCGAGCGAGGCCGTGATCGGGCGCTCGTCATCAGCACGGACCGCCTGGAACGAGCCGGATTCGTCGTGGGGCTTCTTGGCAGTCCACACGAGGTCCGCGCCAACCGCGGCAGCGTCGGTCCAGACGAGCTTCCCGGAGCCGACTGCGCCGGTGAACATCGCCGACGCATTGGCGAACTTCGCGCCGGCGATAGCCTCGGTCTTGCGGAAGTACTTCGCCAGTACCGCGTCGGTCAGCGGGTCGAAGCCGACGACCGAGACGCCGAGCTCGCGCGCCTCGGCGCGCATGTCCTTTCCGAGAGCAGCGGTGTCGATCGGTGAACCTGTGACGTCGAAGACGAGCCGCATCGCGATCGAGCCATCAGGTCGTGGCCAGGCGATCGCCGCGCTGGCCCGGGCTCCCTTCGGATCAAGGCTGATCGCCATGACCGGTCGCGTGGCATCGCCGACCTCCCCCTGACGGCCAGCCCAGGCCTCCAGGGCGACAAGCGGCTCGCGGATCGTCGCGACCCAGCGGCACAGGTGCTCGGTCTCGAAGAGGGACATCGTCCCGGCGATCCGGTTGGCCCGGTATTCGTCCTCGAGGGTCAGCTCGACAGCCGGGTCGTGGCCGTATGACGGATTGGACTCGAGCCAGCCTTTGACGTCGTCGGCGGGACGCTCCGGGGCCGCCGACCACTCGAGGTATGCGATCGCCGGGTCCTCGCTGCCGCGCTTCTTGAGCGCGTTGAGCACGACCGAGGTCTCGGTGCCGGCGTTCGACATGTAGACCATCTGCGGCTTCGGCGACGCGGTGAGCGTCGGCTTCGCGGCCGCGATGAAATCGTTGTCCTCCATCTCGCGCAGCTCGTCGACGATGACGAGGTCCCGGGACGGGCCACGGGCGCCGCCGCGAGTCGGGGCGACGATGCTGTAGATCCCGCCGTTGGTCAGGCGGATCTCCTCCTGGCCGTTGGCGTAGCGCGGCTTCGTCGGCCGGCCATTGCGCTCCGGGAACAGATCCGAGTACCGCGACCACATGATGTCGGCGACCAGGTAGAACACCTCACGCGGGAGGTCGCGGTTCTGGGCGGTGTGCATGATCCGTTGGCCAGCGAGCAGGCGCTGGACGATCAGCGGCAGCAGGATCGCCGTCTTCCCGTTCTGGCGCGACACGATCAACGCGAGCTCGCGGAACAGCCACCGGCCGTCGGGTCCCTCGGCGGTCAGATAGCGCGCGACCGTCTTCTGCCAGGGCCGGAGCTCGAGGCCGAGCTCAGCGGACAGCTCGGCGAACCGTTTGGCGCCTGAGCGTGCTGGGACGGGCGGCGCGATGCGTGGCCGCTCGTGACCGTAGAGCTGGGCGGCCACCGGCTCAGCGAGCATCGTCGCTCCGCGTGTAGTCGCCGGTCACGACGGTGCTCGAGGCATCGGACGTGGGCGCCTCGTCCAGCGTCGCCGCCATACCTCGAGCGACGTTGTGCGTCTTGCAGCCGCCGCGCAGGTTGCCCTCGCCGAAGAAGAGCGTGTCAGGCATCCCGGGATACGTCGGCAGGATGTGGTCCGCGACCGATGCTCGCGTCGTGCAGCCTTCGACGATCAAGCAGGTCCAGCGGTCGCGGTTGAGGACCCGGAGGCGAACCTTTTGCCAGCGACGCGAGCCGTAGCGCGGGTCACGCGGTGGGCGCGCGCCGGACGCGGCCGGAGCCGTCCGAGGAGCCGAGGGTGGAGGAGACGCGTCCCGAACACGCCGCGACGGGGCCGGGCGGCCCAACACGATCACTCGGTCGGCGCCGTGTTGGGCGCGTTGCTGTTCAAGTTCGCGACGATCGAGGCGAGCGCCGCGGCAGCGAAGGTGGCGGCCGCGGCCAGGCCAGCGCCGGTCAGGACGGCGAGCGTCGTGTCGCCGACGGTGACGGTCCCGACGAAGCGCCCGAAGACGAGCACCAGGATGATCGTGACGACGCGGCCGAGGAGGGTCTTGCGGACCCACACGTCGAGGGCTGCGATCTCGAAGGTGCCGTCAGAGATGGCGCGGACCGTGCCGGTGATGAAGTCGAGCAGGGCGAGCGCGACGACGGCGATGATCGCGGAGTTCGTGAGCGGGTCGCCGCTCAGCTGGGTCAGGATCGTGTCCATTCAAATCTCCTCTGGTGTGCGGTCGTCGACGCCGCGGTCGTCGCCGGCGTCTTCGATCCGGCCGTCGCGGACGTCATCGGGCAGCCCTTCGGCGTCCGGGATCCGCTCGGGTGGCAGATGGGCGGTCGAGCGGGCCTCGTCCTCGAGGAGCTCGTCGGGAGTGGGGGTCGTCAGGTCGGTCATGTCGTCGTCCTCCCATTCCGCGCGGATACGCTGATACCGCGGCGTGTAACCGAGCGTCCCAACACGGGCTGTCCCTTGGAGGCGCCCGTGTTCGCGGCGACGCGATGCGACGTGCTGGCGGCTCACGTCGGACCCATCTCGTGGGTGATGTTCTTGAAGTGGACGAACTCGGTGCCGTCGTCGTTGACGCCCCACGTCCGGTCGCCGCGGTAGATCTCGCCCTCGATGTACTGGTAGAGGCGCAGCAGGGTGCCGTTCTTGACCCGGCGGATGACGGTCGCCTGGCCGCCGCCGGGCTTGTTGTGGATCGACGTCACCGCGTTGTTCGGGTCGGCCGCTCGGACCCGGTCCGGGAACGGGTGCGCCTGCGTCGCGCCCTTGAGGAGCGAGACGTGAGGTTCTGTGTCGGGGCCGATCCCGCAGTAGACCTTGCCCGGCCCGAGGCGGGGTGCTCCATCGCCGGCGGGGCGGAGGTAGGAGGCGAACTTCTTGACGAGCGACCACGGCCACCAGCTCGGCCCCTGGTCGACGTGGTACGACCGCTTCCGCCCGTCGGCCGCTGGGTCATACACGAGTGCCTCCGCCGGCTCGTCGAGCGTGCCGCCGCGGACCTCGTTGATGAAGACGGCATGGTTGACGTCTCCGGCCGTCGACTGCCAGGTCGTCCCGACCATCGCCGCGGCGTTGCCCTGCATCACGACGGGCCGGCCGGCGCGGAGCTGGCGTGCGACGAACGCCGGCGAGACGACCTGCGATCCGACGTAGACCGAGACCGCGATGCCGTACTGGTCCCGCGCGACCTTGGCGACCTGGGTGAGCGTCAGCCCGCCGATGTAGTCGAGCGGTGTCGTCATGCGCCGCACGGAGCAGCCGGACGGAGTGCTGCGACCGGACGTGGCCCGGGCGATCTTCGTTGCCATCGAGTAGGCGCTGCACGACTCCCAGCCGAGCAAGTGCGCCACGCCGTTGACCGTGATGATGCAGTTCGAGTCCGGCCCCTGCCCATGGTACGCGGGCCGAGGCGGATGCTGGATGCCGTCGAGCGCCGTCACGCGCGCGGCTCCGGGTCGAAGAACTCGGCCCGCGCTGCGTTCGCCGCGATGAAGGCGAGGCGCTGGAACTCGCGCGCCTGCGCCGTGTCGGCGACCCCGGTCATCACGTCGGCGAGCTCGGCGATCTCGGCGGCGCGGAACCGGTAGTCGCGCTGCGCGGCCTTCGATGCGCGGAGGTCGCGCAGGTACTCGTTGACGCTGCGGGCGCGTCGGCGGATGAGACTCATGCCGCACCCGCACCCGGGACGGTCACATCGTGGATGTCGGAAACCTGGCTGGCCGTCGTGTCGACCGTGGCCTCGACCCGAGCGGCAAGGTCAGCCTGGGCCGCTCGGTCGACGCCCTGCGAGACGAGGGCCTCGTTGAGATGGGCGATCTTCTCGTTGACCGTGTTCGCGACCTCGACAGCGACATGTGCGTCTTCCCGTGCGCCCTGGCTGATCTCGGTGTTCGCGTCGAGCTTCTCCTCGATCCGTTGCAGCGCCGAGGTGCCGGCGTTGAGGAGGTCCGCCGCGACGACCGCCGTCATCGCGCGACGGTCCTTGGCGTCGTAGATCGTGCTGATGAGGAGCACGATCGGAATTGCCATGAGGGCGAGGACGAACGGGCTGAGCGCGACCTCATCGTCGTCAAACAGCTCTGGCAGGACGATCGAGAGCAGCAGCACCAAGACGAGGAGCCGCAGGACCTCGCGCCGGACGTTGCCCGCCGCCGCGAGCTCACGAGCCTTCCCGTTCAGGAGCTTGACCGCGACGCTGTCCGCTCGAGCATCGACGAGCGCCGACAGGGTCAGGAAGAGCGTCGTCAGAATCACGATCAGGTAGGCGGCCTCGAGAGGCTGGATGCTCAACGGCGGACCCGCCGGCGCTCGCGTCCGCGGTAGGGAGTGGCGGCGTTCTGCGCTTGGATCGCGGCATCGAGGGCGTTGAGCCGGAGCTGCTGGGCCTCGAGGCGCCTGTCGACCGTGGCCTGCTCGGATGGAGCGGTCAGTCGGTAACCGATCGCCTGCCGCATCCAGTCCATCGGGCTACGCATCCGGAGTCGCCTTCGC